CCTGCCGATAGCGGTACGCTGATCGTAGAGGGAATGTTCCTTATGTTCCAACTGATAGAGCGTATCGCCCACGCCGATTATTTTCAGCAGAGTTGAAGCTTTTTCCTTGCTTGACTGATTTATGAATTTAGGCAGGTCAAGTGTAAACTGCTCAACGAAGCTGTTCAAAAGCTGCTGACCGCCTTTCTTACCTGTGCTGTCCGTGACTTTGAGAGAGCTGTTCTTACCCGAACGCTCCACCACGATACCATTATCGAGGGTGATCTTCAAGTGCGGCTCGACAACAGACCCCTCACGCTGAGGAGAGGACGGCTTATACTTGTCACCGCCAAGCGCCCAAGCGATAGCGTCAAGGACAGAGGTCTTGCCCTGCCTGTTCTTACCGCCGATAACAGTAAGCCCGTTCTTTGCAGGCTCAAGCTGTACGGCTTTTATCTTCTTTACGTTCTCAAATTCAAGCGAGTTTATTTTTACTGACATTTTAGTTCGCTCCTCTCATATTTTCAAGCTTATCCCTTGTGCTGCATATCTTTCCGTACACTTCTCCGATATCAAAGGCTCTACGCTCACATGCCGACATTCCTTCGTAGATATCGAGTATATCTGTACAAGCTTCATCAGCAGTTTTGTATGCTTGACAAATCTGTTCTTTTGTGCTACCATTAAATTGTATGTTATCGGTATCTTCTTTTGCAGATACCTCCGAGCTTGTGCCTGTTGCCGCAGGTGCAGGCTCGGTTTCTTTTAGGTACTCTGCCAAATACATACCACACTTAAAATCTTTTTCGCATAGCGGACAATTTTCGCAACTAGCAATAAATCCTGTACAGCACTCCACCGCCTTTTCAAACTCCTCTTTCGTTATCATCGTCATTCTCCTTTCCAATAGGTCTTACGCTCATATACTGCCTGCCGTCATAGTCCATCTTCTTCACAGGTTCAATCCCTTTCTCACGGAGCGACCTTGCGGCATCGCCAAGCCCTCTGTCAAAATCCTCACGGGTCTTGTAGAATGCACATCTACGGCAGTAGTCCTTTGTTGGCGTTACTGTAAGCGCACCGCATTCGTCAGGCTTGACATTTGAATGGAACACGCAGATATTGACCGCTCCGCTGCCGTTGTCAAGGGGCTTGTCCCTTTTAAAGACCTCTCTCATCACTATCATCGTTTTCGTCCTCCTCAAATTCCTTTTCCCAGTGTCTGTATTCTATCATCAACGCTACGACGCCATACAGTGCCGACAGCACCACTATAGCTGCCGCTATGATACCCACTATGAACAACATTTTACCACTTTCCTTTCATTTCAACTTCGACCTTGACCACTGGTCTGCCTGCTTCTCTCACTGCACGCTTAATGCTCTCCTCTGCTTCCTCGTAGGCAGTTTCTTTTACGCTTACATACCACCTGTATGCTACATACATTGTAAGCACCACCAAGAGCGCTACCGCTGCGGCACATCTGATTATCTCTAGTACGGCTATCATTTTCTCACGTCCTTTCTGATCTCTCTGCTATCCACTTGTCAAGCAGCGTTGAGTATATCTCATATACATACTCGTTAAGCTTAATGGCACAGCCGAAAGGATACACGCCCTGTCTGAGCCCTGCGTTCAGCCTGTTCACGTTTGTGTTGAAGCCTGCGGCTTTCAGCCGTTCCACCGCTTCTACCGATGATATCACTCTGAGCATTTAGTCCACCTCCTCGATTGCAACGATATTTCCGTCCATGTTCGTGTCATATGCCTTCATGATAGCTTCACGCTTGCTATCTGCATGAACTGTGAACACCTCTCTGACATTAAAGTCACTTATCGTCGTTACCTTGTACAGTTTCATTCTTGTACCTCCTTTTAAAAGCTTGATTAATCCTTTTCGCAGAGCAATTTTCCGTCAAGAGTCCAATACTGAATGACCTCTCTACAGGGGTCATTTTCTGTTCCTGCACCTTTCAAGGCTCTTGTTACGATCACCTGTTCAATCCTGGCACTGTCACACCCTCTTGGAGTAGCAGTAATTTTCTTTTCCACGTTTCTCTCACCCCTCTTTAATCACCTGCCCCCTCACGCCTTAGGATATGGCGTCGGGTTTCTTGTCTTGCCGAGAAGATAGTCAACCGAACAGTCGAACATCTCCGCAAGTGACATTAAAGCAATAACAGCCTAAACGTTTCTTTTCCTTTAGGTGTAATAAACACCTGCGTGCTTGAAAAACCTGTTTTCTCATTAGAAAACTCCTTGATTTCAAACAAGCCGTTCTCCATTGGCTTTGCATATGGCATAAGCTTGCCCTTTTTATCTCTGTAAAGATACTTTTTATCAAGCAGGAAATTCACAAAAGTATTTTGCTTGACTTTAAGTTCCTTAGCTGTTTCTCTTATTCCCGTTAACAGATTTCTGTCCACGAGTTCATCAAAGTAATCAGCTTTCGGTTGCATTATCTGTTTATCAACAGTAAGCTGTGAAACACTTACTTGCAGAACTTTCACCTTTTCGTTAGCAATTTCCAAAGCCCTTTTCATAATCATTTCGGGACTGTTCCAAGCTTCTTCAACTCTTATGAAGTACTGGCGGAACTGCTTTCCTTTTTCACTTCTCTGCAACATACAGATCTCTTTTGCCATTGGGATTGTAAGTTGGTGATCGGTACTCGGTCTGCCTCCTGTACTTTCGGACATTTTTGTCCAAAAGTCTTCTAACTCCAAAAAGCCATATTCACACATACGTGGAAACCACTTATGATATGGAGTTTCTACTTCCAATGCATCGTGTAGTTCCCTGCCCGATACTGTTGGGCGTTCTGCATTTTCATAGCTGATTTTAATTAGTTCATTCATTAATCATCTGTCCTTTCTCTGCGGTGATACTATAATCACCATTGCAATAAACAATTTTTACTTCCAAGACATCTGCTATTTTTTCAGCAACACGCCTGCTATCAGTTGCGCCGCACATAAATGCTTTTATTGTACTTTCCTTTACACCTGATTTCTCAGCTATTTGAGCATATGTTAAGTGCCTTGACTTCGCAATTTTTTTGATGTTTTGCCGAAACTCATCAAACATAATTCCTCACCCCTTTCTGTCCGTTCAATCGGACTGTTAGCTGTTGACATTTTCAGCGTTCTGAGTATAATTAATGTCAAGGACTTCATTGATAGCCGTTTCTATCTTGGTAGACTTTATCTCGCCTGTCATTATCTTATACAGATTAGATGTGTCGAGATAAGTTTCAGGAAGAAGCTTCTTGACTTCCTCAATGAGCCACTTCTGTGTCTTGTTGAGCTTAACAAGTCGCACCTTGACTTCCACGCCGTACTCAGTCAGCGGTCTTTTACGTTCACTAATAATTAACACCACCTTTGCATAATATTCACACTAATATGTGTTTTACATATTGACAGTTACGTTTAAATGTAATATAATATATTTACCAGATACAAATATTACGCTCTTGCGTATTGCCTTGACTGTATTATATTACACTTTTGCGTAATTGTCAAGTGAAAATTACTCTTTTGCGTAATTTTGTTATATTACACAAATTATGAGGTGTAACTATGTCAGAATTGTACAATAGAATTGAAAGCTTGTGCAAAAAGAGAAATATAAATGTAACAGTAATGTGCAAAGAAACAGGTGCAAGCAGAGGCTCTTTAACCGATTTAAAAGCAGGCAGAAAAAAGAAGTTATCTACAGATACACTATCAAAGATAGCTGAATATTTCGGAGTTTCTGTTGATTATTTGTTGAACGGTGAAGATAATATCAAAGTCGAAGCACACAACGAGCCTATATATCTTGATGACGAAACAAGAGATATAATAGATGAGCTGAGAACACGACCAGAAATGAAGATCCTCTTTAGTGTGTCAAAGAACGTCACCAAAGAGGATATAGAAGCTACAGTTGAGATTTTAAAGCGTATGCAAAAGGATAGTGAATAGATTGGATTATTGCATTAGATACGTTCCTTTGCCTATATCGGTAAAGGGAGTGACAGCAATGGATTCTGACGGATTTTATAATATATACATAAACTCTAGGCTATCCTATGAGGAACAAAAAAAGACTATAGCTCACGAAATGGAGCATATAGTCAGAGGTGACTTTTTCAGCTTTGATGCGCTTGAAGAAGTCGAGACAATGTAAACGGAGTATCGTTATATGTATAATGATTTGGATACCAACAATAAGGTTTATCTATTGTACTGTGATATAGGAAACTATCGTCATTGGGTAAAAGAAAGCGTAAACGCTGAAAAATTCTTCAATAATTTGGACTCCTTAAAATCAGCTTTAAATGAACTGACTTACATAGATTATAGTTATTATGAGCCTACTCCAGAAAAAGAACTTTCAGATCTACGCAATAACGAGCAGAAGATCATACAGGACTTTCTTTCTCGCTATTGGGTCAAAGTTGTTTCCGAGGCAGCACAATTAAAAACCGATAAAGGTAAAGACAAAAAAATAAAATCTTTCTTTGACAGTCTTGAACCGTACAAAGATAGATTTTCAGAAGAAACACTAAACTTGCTTACAAAAGCACAAAAAGAACAGCCCGATTACACTCTGAAAAGGCAGAGCAAAGCTGAAAAGGACAAATTATTTTTGGCGAAAACCGAGAAACTGCTTGATATGCAAAACGATATAATGTACAACATTGAACAAAGCAATGGAATTTTTGCATGGTTCTATCAAAACAACTATCTATTATCGAGAATTATGCGTGAAGAGATTGATTTTGATATAATATACGATATTATAAGGCTTATGTTATCAGGCATTGATCATAAAAAAGCTTCTCGTTATTTGAGATCAAAATTTGAAATTGATACAAAATATGCTGCTCAACTATATATAACAGCATGCGGAATAGTCAACTCGCATAGAAGTGTATTGCACTATCAACACCTAGGATATGAACAGTATTTTATAATTACCAATGGTGCTCCGTGTCCCATATGTGAAAAACTCAAAAATCGAGTATTTAACTTCTCCGATGCAAAAATTGGGGTAAATTATCCACCTTTTTGTAAACACAACTGCTCTACAACAGGAATATATATTGAACGTGATGCAGAAAGTCACAAATAAAAAAGCCGCCTGTTAATCACCACAAAAACAGACGGCACGCAATTCACACCCACTTCAACCACGAAAGGGCGAATTTTGCCCTTTTATTGTAGCACACTTTTTTAGGAGTGTCAAGAATAGGAGGAATATATGCTATGTAAAAAATGCCGTAAGGAAATTCCTGACGGCTCTATTTATTGCAACTACTGTGGCAAGAAGCAGGAAACTACCAAAAGAAAAACACGTCGCAGAGCAAGAGGAACAGGCACGATAAGATACAAGCCTGAATACAAAAACCGCCCATATGTGGTTTTCAGCCCTCGAACAACGTCCGGCACAGGTGAAAAGTACATCGGCTGCTTCAAAACGGCAGCAGAGGCACAAGCCGCACTTGATAGTTACTTCAACTCTACGCACATAGATCACTCCAGCCTAACTCTTGCACAAGCGTATGAGAATTGGAGTTCCGAGCATTTTGAAAGCCTTACAAAGAGTGGTGAGCAGGGCTACAAGACCGCATGGAGATACCTTGATAGTATCGCAGGCAGGAAGATGTCAGAGCTTAAAACAGCAGATTATCAGAGGTGCATAACCGAATGTGCCAAACGTTTCAGCCGTTCGCAATGCGCAAAAATCAAGCAGCTATGCTCACAGCTCTGCAAGTACGCCGCCCAAAATGACATCATAGACAAAAACTATGCTGAATACATAACACTTCCAAAAGAGGTTAAGAAAGAGAAAAGAATTTTTACAGCGGAAGAGCTTGAAAAGCTGTGGAAACACTCTTCGGATAGATCTGTCCAAGTCATTTTGTTTATGATCTACACAGGCTTTCGTATCGGTGAGGTGTTCACGATACTTAAAAAGAATGTCCACCTTGCCGAGAACTACATGATCGGCGGCATCAAGACCGAAGCGGGCAAGGACAGACTTGTGCCGTTTCCGTCACAGATACCCGAAATAAAGACGTTTGTACAAGATTGGTACAATGAAAGCAAGACAGATTTTTTGCTGAATGGAGATGTAAACAATTTCAGAAAACGCAATTTTTACCCTGCACTTGCCGAATGCGGTGTGATACCTGAGCCGACAGTTACAGAGCTAAAAAGCGGCAAAACGACAAAGAAATATGACACAGAGATAACGCCACATTGTTGCCGTCACACTTTCGCCACCCTCTCAGCAGATTGCGGTATGCAGCCCGAAAAATTACAACGTATCATCGGTCATGCCAAGTATGAAACAACGGCAGATATATACAATCACTCAGGGCAGGACGCAAAAGCACTAGCGGAAGAAATGTCAAAGTTAAGAAAGCCAGTGGAACATTAGTGGAACATTTCACCGATAAGCGCCGATTTTACGGCATTTCTTGATTGGTTGGTAAGGACGAGGTCACCGGTTC